AGCGTTATATTAAACACTGCATCAGCATTTTCACTCGAAGGTGCTAAAAAGTTTAATAATAAACACTCGGTTTCAATTTCGATATCGTTCATTTTAAATTTTAAATTAAAAACCTTACCAGTATAAGTTTTGAACTCATCGATTAACTCATTTATAACTGTGCTTTTATCGTTCTCTAAATAAAATGAATAATTGCGGCTTACGTTGCCACCACGAAGCTTTGTTACACCATTTGAACTCCTAGCCAAAGGCTCGACTACAAGTTGCGGTGTGAAGCCTATCGCGCTTACAGGGACGTCATTAATCAATATCTCACGCCGATCCAGCCCACGTGTAAAGACTGCACCAACCATTACCGGATTGTTGCTGTCATCGTACTTAATTGTACCTCGTCTTAGTGTTAGTGATACTGTAACCGTTGCAGCAATATAATTAAATTCAAAATGATAAAGTTTATTAAAACTGTCATTTATCACGTCAGTAAATATTTCATTAACGGCAGCATTCCCGTCGAGTGCGAATAAAAAACTATGCTCGCTACCGGTGTTAATCAAACTTTTATTATCGCCAAACTTAATGCTTGAAATAAGTGCTTTATCGAAACTATCAAAGCCATCAACTACACGTACAGGTGTGCCATTAATTTTAACTTTAACATCACGACCCTTAACATTAGTTTGAACGATAACCGTAATTCTAAAAGATGCTATAAATCCACTAACCCCTTCAGCATTAAATGTGTCATTAACAATAAAATTACTTAACTTCCATGTATCATTACCGGCTGCTTTAACTACCGCCTCAATCGCACCACGTTGGCTGTTCTGGCCTTTTAATCTTGCGGTATAACTATACCTACGTGTTGTGTAATAATCGTCCAACTCAGGCACAGGTTGTGCTTGTACCACAATAGGAACATAACTGTTACCATCGGCATCTTTGATATTCCAATTAAACCAGTTCTGCAAACTGTCCGTAACCGAGAATGTAATGTCGCCAGCTGCATTTAAAAGTCCTTCAAGCGTTATCGCCACGTCACTTAACAACATGCACTACACCCCCTAACCTTTGTGCTATCATTTCAGCAATTAACATAACCACCAAATCAAACCAGTGTTGATTAGGATTTATCTTGCCATCCCTGTTAACCCACTCCTCATTGGTATAAACCATATAAGGACATTCAGTCATAATTCCAAAACCGTCATCGTACTCGACTATTTCAAAGCTTAATGATAAATTACCTGTTCTATAAGGTGATGCATTCATGATCATCGCATGCGCTTCTTGTTTTATTTCATCAATTATTTTAGCTTCTATCATTTTAGAATCACCACTCTTTCAACATAACGTTCATACAGTAACTTACTCCTACTTGCACGTAGGGAGTGTTTTTCAGGTATTTTATCATAAATATCTATGACCGTTAGTGTTTTTCCAAACAATATAACGCGGTCATGTTTTTTAAATGGTAGTTTAACTTTAGGCTTTATCATTGCCGAGTACTCAGACTCCTTAAGCCCTAAAATGCGCTCAATAGATTTATAAGACTGCTCGACAACTTCAGCCCTGAACGGAATGTTACCTTTATTAAACTTAACACCATCGGTGACATCTTCCATAGCACTTGGTATAATACTTTCAATATAAAATGCTTTAACTATCACAATACCACGCGCCTTCTAGAAATTAAATCAGCGGTCGATATTATATCACGTGCAATTTCATCTTTGTCACGATTTGTATTGTAGTCCTCATAAATGAAACTACAAACCGCTTCAATCCATGCTGTGTGCCACGTAGTATTAGTTTTAATGAGGCGCTTCACATTATTATAATTTTTATGTGTATTTTGACGTTTTAACTCGCGAAGCAAAAAGTCACCGTACTGTTTTATTTCAGCAATAGCCTTTAACTCGTTGCCTGCATTAATTAGCATGTCCTCGCCTGTTTTTTTTCGCACTTCATCAATACTTGGATATAACATTCGCTATACCTCCTTTTTTTAAAAAATAAAAGGTAGGGTATTAAAAACCCTACCCCGTTAGGTTGTCATCAAACTCTTTAGTTAACTCAGTAGATGTGATTTTAATATCTCGCTTCACTTTATCAACATTAGACTTTTCTTTTTCTTTTACTACTTTTTTCCAACTTGGACCTTCGTACAAGTGGTAGTGGTGCTCAGGTATCTCGAGCACCTTTCCACTTACAACATGTTCAATCTTAATCATACAGCTGTTGACGATGTCACACGTACATAAACTTGCTCTGGGTGAGCAACTTCAAAGCCATATGGTACTTCACCAACTAACTTAGAACCAGGGAAGTTCTCACTACGCTCGATTACTTCGATGTAGTCATAAATTTTAGGTGCTAAGAATGCGTTAGCATTTAAAATAATGTACTCAAGTCCGTCAATTGCTGAGTATCCTGGAAGGTCGTTTGCTACGATTGAATCGAGGTTTTTAGCATAAACAACTGGTAACCCTGCAACGTATCCAACGTGACCGTCATACACTGTCTGTGCATTTAATGATGGGTTTAAAGCAAAGTGTTCAGACTTTCTTAATTTACCCAGTGATGATGGTCCAACGATAATCGCTGTTGCGCCACCTTTGTCTGCATTTGCAGTATCATAAGCTGCTACTTGATCCACAATATCACCATAAATTGTCTCATGTGTAGTTGCAGCTGCTTCGATATGTGTTCCACCGTTAACTAACGCCGCAAGACCTAAGAAACCCCATCTGTTTTGTAATTTAACTGTGTTGTTTGCTAAGTAACGCCCTACAAACTCAACCGGTGTTGTTTCCTTTACAACTTTTGGTAATTTTTCACTAATTTGAAGTGACTGTGTTAAAGGAACAACTTTTCTAGCATTACCTGCTTCGTTGTCATTGTAATCTCTACCTGCAGCACCATTTGTTACTGCTCCGTCTGTTAAGTCGTAATAAACCGCTGCTGACGCATTGATTTGCACGACGTTTGGATTAATTGTTAATCCTGGTATAAGTGCTACGTTGTCTTCTAGCACTGGTGCGACATAATTCGCATATAATTCTTCTGTATCCCAAACTGTATTTAATGTTGCCATTATTTAATTTCCTCCAATAATTTTTTAAAATGTGGTATGTGTTGATTTGCCCTTAAAAATTCTTTAGTATACTTAGGCGTTTCATGATCCAATTCAGCTCCGGCCGTTTTGCCAAATGACTCAGTCTTGCCAACTAACGAAGGGTAATCAGCCACAACCTGCTTTAATGCATCCTCAAGCGGAACGTCACCACGCAACGCAGCCAACGCTAACGCTTCTTGGTATTTATCCTCTTTGATGCCCGTTTTAATTAGCACGATCTCACGTTCTTTTTTAGTGAGTTCTTGTTCGGTCTCACCAACTTTAGCGATTTTAGACTTTGCGTCATCGATATTTTCAACGCCTAGTTCTTTTAATATTTCACTACGCTCACGTGCTACTCTAGATGCTATAATTTCATCCACTTGTTTTTGAGTCAAGCCTTCCACTGTTGGTTTTGTTTCATCCTTTGGTGTTTCAACCTCTGGTGTTTCCACTGTTGGTTTTGTTTCCACTTCCGGTGTTTCAACCTCTGGTGTTGTTTTTTCTTTACTCATAATTTTTTCCTCCTAAGTTTACCCGCTTTTGTATCAGCGCTTTTTTTCCTGAGTTTACCCACTTCTGTATCAGTGCTTTTTTCTATTAATAACAACGGTACGAATATCGTAGCGCCGTCAATAACCATTTTATAAACCGAACTTCCATTTATGACCTGAGGCTTCGGTTGTACCTCTATTTTAGCTCCCATATTAAATAAGTCAACATTTAAAAGTTCAAAGTCACTTTGTTGTGTGTCCTCTGGGAGTGGTAGGTCATCTACCTTTTGATAAGGAACGTTCGCGCGTCTTATGTAATTCCACACCGCACGACCTTTACTCATGGACTGCATTATTTTTTCAAATAAGTCAGCACTTCCAGGATATAAATAAACGCTACCGTTTAAAAACCTAATCCACAAATTAATGCCATCAGTTTTTAACGCGCTTACGTTGCTTGAGTTAACTGTTCTATACCCAAGTTTACCTAAGTACTGCTTCGCCCTTGCAGTCTGCCTAAAACGACGCTTAGGCTCAATATCATGCCTAAACTTTAAGTTAGGGTCTTTTAAGAGCACCATTCCATTTGGCTGTAAGTCGCCGTAATTACTCCACTGGACTGCCATCGTCTATATCACTGTCAGTAAATGTTATTAGGCCTTCACTTTTAATGTCACGTATTAATAACTCTTTTTCATCTTCATCTCGGCCATCATATAAAATATCGACGGCTTCACGAATACTCATGACATTGCCCTGTACGGCCTCAACGACTGTGCCTACTAAGTCCTCCCAAGTAGGTGCTCCGTACTTGTCAAACTCAATCGACACCTCATACTCTTGAATATCACGACCACTCATCACATTATCAATATTTAAAATAAGTGGTACGAACTCCTGCAAGTCCTCAGTTAAAGTTGCGACCTTTTCATTCCTACTTACGATAGACGTTTCCTTACGTGCCCTTTGGCTGTCGGCCGCTGCATCAATTGCATCGAAGCCTGGAAGCCCCACACTCACCGCACTAAGCCCAACGTTCGCAAGTATACGTCCGGTGATCTCTTTAGCAGTTGCATTGAACTGATCAACCCTAACATTTGGCTGTAGGAGCATTACCATTTTCTTAAGGTCAAAGTTCGGGTCTTGCATCAACGTGGACGCAAGCCTTATAATCGTCTCATTCTTATCAAAGTACTCATTGTCATTCTCATCAACCTTAATTAAGTCATCGTTGATAAACTGCTTTGACTTACTAGCCTCAATGTCAAGTTGAGTATGCGCTAGCACACTGTCAAGTTGTTGTAGTTGTGAGTGAATATTACTGTAGTCGCTCTCACCATAAATTAACTCAGGGAAGCGACTGTTATAAGGCGTGTTGTTAAATAACTGCGCTGGAATTAATCCACCCGCAAGCTCAACATCCTTATACTCATACGGCACGGACTCAGGCCTACGTTCGCCGGCTACTTCCCTAAACGCCTCATAGCGTACACCATTTTTATCATAGTGTTCAATAATAACTAAGTCTTTGTCATAAATTTCAAACTCAAACCCCTCAATGCGACCACGTTTAACTTTAGCTTTTGAGTACTTAGGTGTCACAACCTCTAAGATTGGCATACCTTCATCATAACTTATTTTTCCAACCGCATACCCACCCCAACTCATCGTAGCGATAAGCTTTGGTAAGAATGTAGTTTTAAATTTATTATCATGTAATATTTCATCAAGACGCTCTTGATCTTTGTCAACCACGATATTAATTTCACGTGGGTTTATTAAGCGTACCCACGTCTTACTAATTAAAGCCGGCAGACCACTGTGGACGCGTGGTATGTCACCCGATACACTGTTCCAAAAGTTCGGTTTTTTATCAAACATAGTCATGACCTTAAAATTAGGCCACTCGACTTTAAAAAAGTGTTCAAGCACTGTAGTGCTTCCATTAAACCACGCCTCGTTCTCTGCTATTTCTCTTTTAAATAAATTAGATTTTTTCATTTGCTGCCCCCTAAATAATTAAGACCTAAATCGGTACAGTGCCATTCGGTTTACAAATCTTTCTAAACTGTAGTCAAGACTATCGCTGTAATCAATCTCAGGTGTGTTGTTGTCAACGTGACCACCTTTGCCATCGTCTTTTACTAACTTAAGTTGATTGAACGTCTCAGCGCCCCCTAGCGTACTGAACAGTAGTCGGTACTGCATTAGTAACTGTTGCTTGTCACTTACACGTTGTATAATTTTTTCACTGCTACTTTGAATAACATGGATTGTTGGAATTGCGATGTTGTTTCTAAGTTGCTTTATAAAAAGCTGCTCACTCCTATCAACCCTAACTTGCTTGATACTATTATAAAATATTTTATACCACTTGACAAGCCAATTATTAAAATCATTAATAATGGATGTGTAATCGGTATCGTCCTTCATATCAATTTCAAGCGTATCAACCACGACGGCTCGTTGGAACTTGTGCGTAACACCTGTTAAAGTAAACACTGTCTTTGCACTGTTACCTAAGTCCACACCAATATCAAGTTCAATAAGACTACTTAAGTTAATGTCCTCAAACTTTATCATATGCTTAGTGTTTAAAATCTTAGCATAAAGTAGTCCTTCACTGTAACCCCTAACCCCTAGAATTTTGGAGTTAAAGAAGAAACTACCGACAGGGAATAAGTTATAAAGATCAGCGATTTGTTGCTGTTCAAGAGTTGCACTGTCTTCAAACCCCCAGTACCAATATTTGAAACGATCATCGATGTTAAGCATCGCTTCGCGTTCCTCAATGGGTATGTTTGGATTAAGTTCCTCATCGTACCAACCTTTATTAAAAAACTCGGTATAAAATATTTGTTCTGGAAGTCCTCCATTAGTAGTTCCGATTAGCCATGCATGGCTAAGTCTACTAGCCCTAACGAACGCCTCACGTATAAAGTCATCATCGGCGATAGACATTTCCTCGATGTGTATTCCATCTAAGTTAAGCCCTAATATTTTAGTCCAGTCGCGCTTGGTTGAGTATCCCCCTAAGTAAATGCGTTTAAGTCCTGTTTTTGTTTGAACTCGGATGTGTGGTTTTTTACCACTCACAAAACTACAATTAGGGAATATGTTAACAAATGACGCTGCGTCGTCAATGAACATTTTTTCAGCAGTGCCCTGCGACTCGGCTACGATTGCGAATACTGACTGGTTAGCAGGTGCTGTCATAATTCTAAAGAACGTGTGTAGTCCACCTAAGAAGGTCTTACCTGTTCCGGTTGGACCACTAAGCAACATAAACTTAGGTTTGTCCTTAAGTAATGCTTTTGCTTTGTTGTTTAAAATTATGTCATTCGGTTTCATTGCTGTCGGTTAGTTTACCAGCTAAGTCGGTGATTGCGTTCACAATATCATCGTTTGAGTCCCCGCCAAGTTTTGCATAGACTTCAGGGAAGTTAGCTTTTAAAGCAAAAATAAGCGCGGTTGTATCACCCTCGATTAAACCTTCGGTGACGGTTGTAATAACTTCGCCGGTTAATTCGTTAGTTTGTACGCGGGTTGTAGTGCGCTTGCCTCCACCCATAGCCTTTTTGAAAAGTGTTCCTTCAAGCTCCTCAAGCAATGCTCGTCTGCCTTCATCGAGTGCTTCTTGTAGTTCAGGGTAGTTATTTTGGTAATTAATTAGCGTTTGGTGGCTAACCCCTAAAAGCTCAGATATTTGTCTTTGTGTAACTCCTGATCTACGCCACTCAATAATTTTATTTAAATTTGGTTTAATAAGTCGGTTGTAATTGTTGTCTCTTATTTTGTGTTTGCTCATAATTTAGCTCCTTTTTTAAAGCTGTCAAATTCTTAAATTGGCTCTCGCGTTAATTATAACACAAAAATTTAAAAAAGCAACCCTAAATTTCATTTATTCAGGGTTTTCAGGGTTTAGGTCCTTTTCTATAACTTTTCGCGTATGAGTAAATAAAATATAAAGTTATGAAAAAGAGGGTCAAACCCTGCAAACCCTGAATATTGCTTCAGGGTTGCCCCAAACCCTGAAGTTCTAAAAACGCGTTAACAAAGGCCACAAGTGCATGTGTTATTCATAGTCTTCAGGGTTTGCAGGGTTTTTCTATAACTTTTAATAAAGGCAAATAATTGGTTAAAAAATCATCGACACTCCAAACGACACCGGCTAGGTATCCCCTGTTTTTCATATATTTAATAAAATCGAGTTGTTCTTTGGAAGGTCTGTTAGGTTTAATTTTAGCTTCTAAAAATGCAACTTTACCTTTGCCATAGAAAATAAGTAGGTCAGGGAAGCCACGTGGGAGTCCGCTGCGGAAGTATCCACCGCGCACAAGTTCGCCTCCTCCGGTGTTAACATCGAAGGCTAGGATGTTATTTTGTCCACAAATTAATCTGATTTCGTTGGTGAGGTTTTTCTCAGGAGTTGCCAAATTTTCACCTCCATTTCGACGTTATCGGTAGTTCCGTTAAGGAGTGCCGATATGTATTGTTTAGATACTCCTAGCTTCTTTGCTATTTCAGTTTGAGTAAGTCCAGCTTCACTGATTGCTTTTTTCATAATTATCCAACCTTTCTTTTAAATTTTCAATTATTATCGGATCTGTTATTACGTGTGTTTCAGCGTATTTATTACTACTAGGTATGACAGTTACTTTCCATCTTTTTACTTCTTCGTTTTTCTCTATGTCAAAAGTTTTATCGTAACCTATTTTTATACTATCATATTTTTCTAAATTGATATAAACTCCTTTGCGTATTTCAAACCACTTCATATTATTCCTCCTTTATAAATATATAAGCCTCCTTTAACTTGTTGATTCTCTTGATATAAGTTTCCTTCAACTTTTTGATTATGTTGAAATAATGTTTTACCAACTTTTTGGTTATCTTGAAATAAATATCTTTTTACTTTCATTTCACTAATATCTACATTTCCGTCAAAATCACTAAAATCTAAACCACTTAAATCTAGATTACCGTTTTTATCAGTTCTATTTTCTAATAACCATTCTTTTGTTTCTTCTATTGTTTTTTTCATAATTTATATGTTCCTCTCTTTCTTTTTCATTGCTTTTAGTCTGTGATAAGCCCAACCTCGAGGGTTTTTATATCCACGCTTAACTCCAAGTGCGATTAGTTCCTCAAGCGTTGTTGCTTGGTTGTTTTCAATATTGCGTTTCTTTCGTTTGATATTTTCAATTTTAATTAACTCTGCCTCTTCGTCAGCTTTAATTTGTGTTTGAGTACGCCCGTTGTCATGATCACAGTATGGACATATTGGTTGTACTCCCTTGTAAACTCGGTAGCATTTGCCACACTCACGTACTGTTACTTCTTTAGCTTCATGGTATGTCTTGCGTACTCTTTGTTCTAGCGACCAGTCGTAGTCATCGGTTGGCATCCCGTGTGTGAACACATTGCCAACCAGATCGTAGATGGTAGCACGCTTGCCTTTTTGGTAGCGTAGCACTCGGGTTGCTTGTTGGATGTAGAGTGTGGTTGACTGTGTTGGACGCAGTAGGATACCTACCTCAGCATCAGGCACATCGAAGCCCTCACCGAATAAGTCAACGTTGGTTAGGCACATAATCTCGCCGGACTTAAAGGCATTTACAATACGCTCACGATCGGCCTTAGGTGTCGTACCGTCTAGGTGCACGCAGTTAAGCTCACGTTCAAGTGACTTGCTAAAAGCGATACTTGGTGCGTATATGATGGTCTTGCGGTTAGGGTCAATATACTTAGCTACATCGCCATATATTTTATTTTTAAGCATAATATCACCGATGGCCACACCGTCGTAATCTGACCCACGCATGACTTGGATGTCACTTGCGGATAGGGTTGGTATGTTAGGTGCGTAGTAGTCGTATGGTGCTAGGTAATTATTTTCAATAAGCCAGTCCGCTGTCACGCCCTTAACAAGCGCGTCAAATAAGTCACCAAGTGGTGCGCCGTCTGTTCTAGTTGGAGTGGCGGTTAGGCCTATGATGAACGCATCAGGATAGCGTTCGATAATATTAGTCCACTGACGTGCAGTAGCGTGATGTGCTTCATCAAATATAATTAAAGTTGGATCAGTGTGGTGTGGTGTGCGTTTTTGTACCATACCGACATAAATATTATCGGTTGGAATATTAAAGCGGTCAAACGTCTCAAGCGTCTGGTCTAATAACTCACGGCGGTGGACGTAGAAGTGGACGTAGCCACCTCTAAGTACGTGCTCACGCGCCATAAAAACGAACAGGACGGTCTTGCCAGCACCACATGGAAGGACACTCAAAACACTACGGTGTCCAGCGGCTAAAGCGGAGCGTGTGTCGTTTATTAGGCTTGTTTGGTATGGTCTGAGTGTGAGTTTCATAATTATGATCCTTCTCTAATCTTTACATGCTTTTTTCCTGTCATTCGTTCAAAGCGTGTAATAATCGCATTAACGTAGTTCGGGTCAAGCTCTAAATTAAGTGACTTTCTTTTAGTATACTCGGCTGCAATAAGTGTTGACCCACTTCCTGCAAAAGTGTCAATCACCCAGTCACCTTCGGCTGATGAGTTTTTAATCAAATACATTAAAAGATCGATTAGTTTCATTGTTGGATGGATTGAATTTATTTGTGGTTTATCAAACTCAAGGACAGTAACTTGCGAACGGTCTGAATACCAGTTGTGTGCTGCGCCGTCTTTCCACCCATATAAAATAGGCTCGTGTATCCAGTGGTAGTCTTGTCTGCCAAGTACAAGTGAGTTCTTTTTCCAGATGAGTGTTTGTCTTAATTGGAGTCCAACATCACGCAATCCTTTCCTAAAATTGTACCCCTCACTGTCGGCATGGAATATGTAGTAAGCTCCACCTGGCTTTAAAATATCGGCTACAGGTCTGTATGAGTCGGATACGAATTTACCAAACTCCTCATCGTTCATTTCATCGTTTATGATTGTTAATTTGTCCTCAGTTCCTCCCTCATAAGCTACGTTGTAAGGCGGGTCGGTAATCCAAAGGTCAGGTGCGATATTGCCTGCTAATAATTTAACATGTTCAGGGTTGGTGGCATCGCCGCACATTAATCGGTGGTCACCTAGTTGGAATATATCACCTATATTAATTTTTAAATGGTCATCGAGTACGACTACCAAGTTGTACTCGATGTCCTTTTCGTCCTCTGGGAATAATGAAAACCTAGTGACGTTGTCGTTACTCATCTAAAATGGCATCCTTTACTTAATTCGTATAAATCCAACCCTTCAAGTTCTTTTAATATGTTAGCGACTCTAAAACGATCTGCGTCGATTAAGTCACTAATGTCGCCTTTATTGCTTGTAATTTCAAGCAGGACAGGCTTTGACAGGCCAATTGCGTAGCCAACTTGAACTGCAGCCCAGTGAATATCCTCGTGTTCGCGTATGATCTCAACTGCAACTTTACGCGCCATATAAGCGGCACTTCGGTCTACTTTTGTTAAGTCCTTACCACTAAACGCTCCACCGCCTACTTTAAAGTATGTACCATATTGGTCGGCTACTATTTTACGTCCGGTAAGTCCAGCATCGGCGGTCGGACCACCAATTGTCCATGTTCCAGCTGGGTTTATAATAAACTTAGCATCGGCAGTTTCTGGGATTGCCAGTGTAATTAAATTTTGTGTGTACTCGCGTATGAAGTCAATGTCGTGATTTTCTGAGTGACACACGCTAATTACAATTGAAATAATGTCGCGTCCATCGACGGTTACTTGTGTTTTAGCGTCACCTTTAAAAACGTTATTTTTCACGTCATCCTCAATTACTTTAATGATACGGTTTGCCAAGTCATGTCCGTATGGAAGTAAAGAAGCGGTATCCTTTGTGGCGTACCCGAACATAATGCCTTGATCGCCTGCCCCTAAGTCGTCTTGTTCGACTGCTGTCTTAATTTGGACGCTTTGTTGGCCGATGAAGTTGTATATTGGTCCAACTTCGTAGTTTAACTCGGCCGCAACGGATCTTACAAGTTCGCTAGCTTCACTTTGTGAAAGCTCAACGCCACTAATTTCGCCGGCTAATACGACGATGTTATCTTTAACTAAAGTTTCAACAGCAACCTTTGCTGTTGGATTAATGTTAATTAAGTAGTTCACAATTTTATCGCTAATTTGATCAGCGTATTTATCAGGGTGATACTTACTTACTTGTTCTGTTGTAATTCTCATTTTAATTTCCTCCTAAAATTTTTAATTATCGCACGCGCTTGGTCGCGCTCATGCGGACTTTTATTATATTTCTTGTTCATTTACAGTTACCTCATCCATCATTTCGCTTAGGCTCTTTACACGCAACCTAACTCCAATATATGTTGTGGCATTATTTATGCGTCTACGTTCGAACTTCTTACCCATATTACGACCGAATATTGTATTACTAATTCGGCGTTCTTGTTTGTCATCAAGGTACTTTGTAAAGTCTTTAAAAAGTTCAGCATTGGTTGCCATATAACCGGTATCACGTTCACAATTATCGACAAGCCATTGTTCTACAATATCCTGCTCGCTACGGTACTCTTTAACACGCTGGCTAATAATTGACGGCTCTTTAAGTCCTGACTCAAAGTAAAGTCTAGCGCCTTCAACCATCCATCCTAGTATTTGCGGCAGTTCTTTTTCTAATTTAAAACCTAACATTTTATCTTGTTTTTCATCAGGGATAATAATATTGTGTGGTACTACTTTAATGCGTCGCCAAATACCATGATCCGTTCCAAATATTCTAGGACTGTAGTTTGTCGCAAGTGCAATTTTAAACTGCGGCTTAAAAGTAAAAGTATTACCATAAAGAAATCTTGCTGTCACGTCACCGTAGTCACTTGTTAGGGTTTTAATTTGTGCTTCTTTTAATCGGTCGTTCATCTCGGTTTCCTCAACCATCACAAAACGCTTACCAATTAAACCAGCCAAGTGTTGCTCGGCGCTGTTGTTATATTTTCTATCAATAAGCAAGTCGCTGCTAACCGTTACAGCGTAACTACCCATTGCTTTGAGTACCATTTCAAGCAGTAGTGACTTACCGTTACTACCGTCACCTAAGAAAATGTACATTGATTGTTCGGATTTATACCCTGTTAGCCAGTAGCCAGCTAGACGTTGCAGGTATGGAATAATATCTAAATTGTCAGCGTAAGTTTCCTCTAAAAACTTAATCCAAAGTTTAGGTTTTTTAGTGTCAACCTCATAGGGAATATACATGCTTAATTTTAATGACTTATCATGTGGCATAATTGTACTTGTTCTAAGGTCAACTACACCTGACTTTGTGTTAATTAAATAAGGTTGTTCATCGAACTCATTATTCATAATTGGCACACCTTCTAAGTGTTGTGCTTCTTTAAGCATAGCTTCTTTACCAGCACTGTTTAATACACGATCGATGTTGCGTTCGACACGCTTTCTAGCTTCAAAATCCATCGTACTTAATTGTGATTGAAGTTGCTCGACTACAATCATTGCTAGGTTTTTAACATGGTTTGTCAGATCATGTTGCCAGTACTCGCCATTCCATATCATCCACCGGTTATTGTCAACATTATAATGTACCATACCTTTGTAATTTTCAACAAAGCGTTCAGCATTACCAGTGTCGTTTAATGCAAACCGATTAGCACGATGCTGCGCCTGTTGGTTATAACTCGTTATGGCCATTCCGATTGTGTTAACACGGTAGTCCTCACGCTTTAGCCACTTTTCAACATGCTTGTTATCTTTACTTTGGAAGTAAGGACTCATTAAAAATGCTTCATTAATTTTAGTAAAGTCGCCAGCGAATATTTGTGCTAGGTAACTTGCTAAACTTAAATCGTCCTCGCTTTCAGTTCCACCACTGCCAGTTGCTTTGCGCTCCCATGCTTCTTTAAACGCCTTATTTCGCTTTAGTGCCTTTTCAATGACTGAATGAAGGTCTCCTGAAGGCTCGATTGTTGGTGTTATTTGCGTCACGTTGGCCTGTTTGCGCATATACTTGTCTAGTAGGTATGTAATGTCAACTTTGTTAATTGAGCGCGAAATATCGAGAGTATTACCAGTTAACGTAACATACTTATTAGTGTTATCTGATATGTAAATTTCGAGACCATTTTTAGCGTTATTAATGTAGTGCGTTGACTTATTAATTTTATTATCGGTTTTAAAAATAAT